CATCAAAGACTTTCGTCTTCAGGTACGCTCGGTTTTGACATTCGAACATCAGGTGGTCAAAGTTCGTTTTGGGCTTATAATGACGGTACGGGTGATGTTAACTTTGGTCAAACGTCAGTAGGTTCAGGTGCTTTAAGATTGTTTACTGCTAACGCTGAAAGAATGCGCATATTTTACAACGGCAACGTAGGCATCAACACCACCACAGACGATGGTTTCCGCTTAGACGTTAACGGAACTGCGAGGGTGCAGGGGAATGTCACGACAAGTGGAAATATAGACGCTTTAGGCTCTTCAAATTCAATAAATGTAGGGAACGGAGGATTTCCGACTTTTCGTATAAATAGTAGAGTAACAATCCAAGAAGAAGGCTCAACGCAAATGTCCCTAGGACGTGGCTATTCTGTTATTCGTTTTAGTCCATCAAACACAGAAGTTGCAAGATTTAACGGAGGAAATCTACTCATCAACACCACCACAGACGCAGGTTATAAACTTGACGTGAATGGTACTGCGAGGGTGCAGGGGGATTTATCAACTAGTGCAGGTAAAAATATGCTATTTGGAACAACCCTACCATCAAGACAAACAAATTCTGCACAATATCCTGCAATTTTTGTAGGTAATAGTAATAGTGGAATATTTGGAGAAACTACTACAGGTTACAAAGGAATAAATTTAAATGCTAATATAGTAAGAGACACTTCATTATTTTGGGTGTTACAAGATACTACTCAGCCGGGATGGCTAGTAGGTGTAAATTATGAATCAGCTTTTACGGATGCGTTTAGTATAAGTAGGTCTTCTGCAACAACAGGAACTGCTAATTTATCAACTCTTTTTCAAGTAAAAGGAAGCGGCAACGTACTCATCAACACCACCACAGATGTAGCGTCTGCAATTCTAAACGTAACAAGCACAACCAAAGGCTTCCTACCTCCACGAATGACACAGACACAGAGAAACGCTATTGCATCACCGGCCATTGGGCTTGAGATTTATCAGACTGATGCGACTGAAGGAAAGTATATTTATAAATCGTCCGGATGGACATATATCGGTTAACAATAAAAAATAAAAAATGGAAAACACAACACCACAAGTACAAGGAGTAGCTATCGAGCCGGTAGTATTCCCATTAAACGAAGGTACAGCAACACGCTTGACTGTATTAGTCCTTAACTTTGAAACGTCTGCAACTACCTGCACGACTTACTACCAACTCCTTACTGAGGAAGGTAAACAGTTGCGCCAAGGTAACTATACCTTGACAGAGGAGCAGTTTGCAACGTGGGGTACTGACAACAGCGTAGTAGACAACTATGTTGCTGAATACCTTGGAGTAGTAATCATTTAATCTATATAATCATGAATCAAATCGTCTTAAATCAAGAAAAACTACAGCAGTTAGAAGCATTCATTCAGGAGATGCCCGTTAAGTACGGCCTCCCATTAATTCAGTTCCTCAATGAGCTTGCCAAAGAGCAACAGCCTGAGGAGCCAAAAGAAGATTAATAAATGGCAGGAATAAAGATTGTCGACCTACCCGCATTGGGTAGAGACCTTATAAGCACGGACCTACTTGAGGTTTCATTAAGTGGAAGCGGTAGTCGCAAGATTACAGGCCAAGAGATTATGAACGCCTCAAAATTGGCTGTTGGCTCAACACCAATAGTCTCAGGCACGGTGGGTCGACTCTTATTCCAAGGCACAGGAAATGTGCTCGGTCAGAACAGCTTTTTATTTTGGGACAACTCAAATACTAGGCTTGGAGTAGGCACAAACACGCCTCTCTACACGCTTGACGTAGCAGGTAATATTCACGGCAATGGTATTTTTGCTGAGTACAACATTGTAACCACATCGGGCAACGTATGGCTCAGTGATGGCTACGCTATCGGAGATTACGGCACGGGCAACAACCGCATTGAGTTCTATAATAACCGCATCTCATTGTTCGGCAACGGCAACGAGGCTATGCGCATTGTAGGCTCAACACAAAACGTCCTTATCGGCACCACCACAGATGCAGGATATAAACTTAATGTAAACGGAACTGCGAGAATACAGAATGTATTAACAGTTTCATCTCCCGGATTTACTGCTTTTAGCACAGCAAATACTTTTGCTGTAGATACAGGTTCGAATAATTATAGAACCGTTAGTTTAATGGGTTGGAATCAATACCATGCGGGTTCAGGAACAAATAATACATTAGATGCTTTTGCGGTAGGTGGTAATACATCATCATCATCAAACGGAAGTTATTTCTTTAGAGTAAATCTTTCAGGAGGTAACTCAGGTGGTATATATGGGTCTTCAGGAAATAATACATCTCTAGCTCAATTAAATGCTCCAACTACATCAAACTTTTATGTAACAGCACAAGGAAATGGAGGATTGGTTCAAGGTTCAACAAATGGATTTTTAATATCAACAATTTCAGACGGTAGCAATTTATCATTGAGAAGTGAGAAAGGAACCGGTGGCGGTGGCGGTGGAATTAATTACCTTTCATCTATAAATGGCTCAAACCATTCTCATCGCTTCTTCCATAACAATGTGGAGCAGATGCGCCTTCAATACAGTGGAAATCTACTCATCAATACCACTACAGATGCCGGATATAAACTTGACGTGAATGGTACTGCGAGAGTGAGTGGGAACTTAACACTTACAAATGGTAGTTTGATTTTATCTTCATATTATACAGTAGGAGATGGCACCTATTCCTTAAGGAGAGACTATTTATTATCTTATGACCCTTTCCGTATTTATACTGTTCCAAATCAAGTACCTTTATATTTAGGAAGTGGAGTAATAAATACTTGTGTAGTTTTAAATGGTGTTAATGATACACAAAGAGGTTTTGGAATTGCAGATGACGGCACACCAAGTTTATTGAATTCAGCTGTACTTCAATTAAATTCTACAAAGAGAGGCTTCCTACCACCACGAATGACAAATGCTCAGAGAGCAGCGATTGCAAGCCCGGCAGTAGGGCTTATTGTATACTGCACAGACGCAACAGAAGGTTTATATGTTTACAAGTCCACAGGATGGACATTTATGGTATAAGACATGGCAGGAATAAAAATAGTTGATTTACCGCCATTAGGACGGGATTTAGCAGCAACAGACCTATTGGAGCTGTCGCTTGCAGGAGGAACAGGTAGCCGAAAGATTACCGGTCAGGAGATAATGAACGCGTCAAAGCTGAACGTCAACAATACCCCAATCATTAATGGTACTGTTGGACGTGTCCTCTTTCAAGGCACAGGCAATGTCCTTCAACAGAGTTCGTCTTTATTTTGGGATGCTACGAACAACCGCTTGGGTATTGGGGTTACTAACCCTTCTCAAAAATTATCAATAGTCGGAAATAATTTTTTAATGTTTACAGGTGTATCAGCTCAGAATATGCCTGCTTATATTGGAACTGATTCTTCTGATAATTTCTATGTATATTCTGCAGGTCAAGGAAGTGGAAAGTCAGCATATTATGGTCCAAGTAGTGGAACTCACTTAAGAACAAGCTCAGGTTCCCTTGATTTATTTGTAGGTAATGGCGCTCCTATTTTAGGATTAAGATTAAATTCAACAGGTAACATCCTAATCGGCACAACAACCGATGCAGGTTTTAAGTTGGATGTTAATGGTACTGCTAGGGTGCAGGGAACAACAACACTTGGTGATGTTGCAACTTGTCTTCAAGGATTAAGAGTAAATGGTGGTTATACTGCATTTAATGCCTCAACAATTCTTGGTTCAGCTGCTCAATCAGGAAACACATTTAACTTTTCTACTCAATATATAGGTGGAGCAACAGGTACTACAAATTACTTTAATTTCACAGGAACTTTAGCTTCAGCAACAGGAGGTTCTTTTAATGTGTTTAATGTTCAACAAACATTTAGTAACACAAACTCTTCACAAACATTTAGAGGATTTTATTACAATCCAAATATTGCAGGACTTCAATCAGGAACAACACACCGTGCTATTGAGACAACCACGGGAGATGTAATATTCGGAACAACAAGTGGCAACGTAGGTATTGGTACGAGTACGCCTGTTCAAAAATTTCATGTTAATGGTGTTGGAGTATTTGGACCCGGGACGGCAGGAACTTCTTATATTCAAATGTCAGAAGGTAGTGTATCAGGTAGATTAAATAGAATTACATTTAATGATTTTGATGGAGGAACAAGTACAAGAGGAGGTTGGTTAGAAATTGGAGTATATAATGCACAAATTAGATATGGTTCATACAATACATTTTTTATAGGAAGCTCGACAAGACCATATCGTTTTTTCATGAAAGATGGTACTGGCAACGTAATTATTTCAAACGGTACAGTTGCCCCAACAGATGCGGGTTACTTATTTGATGTTCAAGGTACTGCGAGGGTTGTAAATACATTATCCGTAAACACGGGAAATGTTAACGGTCAAGGGGTTCAAATTGGTTCCGATAGTAACCAAGGTATTTTTGTAAGTGGAGGAATTCAATTCAGACAATATAGCTATAATTTTCAATTTGCAGGCGGGGGAACAAACATTATTATAAGCACTGATTCAGCAAGAATAAATACAAGAGCAGAATATGGTATTTCCTTGGGGACTTACGGGGTATCTACACCTGAGGCATCAGCAATTATACAGGCAGTTTCAACAACCAAAGGCTTCCTTCCCCCACGAATGACAACAACACAAAAGAACGCTATTGCATCACCTGCAACGGGACTTCAAATATTCGACACAACTTTAAATCGTCCGTGTTTTTATGACGGAACAACTTGGATAACTTTATAAATTATAAATATGACAACAACACCAACAAACGGCGTAGCGATTGAACCAATCGTATACCCACTTAACGAAGGTACGGCAACACGAATGTCAGTCCTTGTATTGAACTTCGAAACAACCGCAACAACTTGCCAAACTTACTACGAACTATTAACCGAAGAAGGTAAGTGCTTAAAGGCGGACAACTACACTTTGACCGAAGAGCAGTTTGCCGCTTGGGGGTTAGATAACAACGTAGTTAACGAGTATGTAGCTGACGCAATTGGGGTTACAATTATTTCGTAACTTAGCAAGAAAAAAGCTATGTTAACACTAACCGAAAAACAAGTAAAAGAACTAGAACAAGTAATTGCCGAAATGCCGACTAAGTTTGGTGTTTTGGTATTGAACATTCTAAACCAGAAACAAGAAGAAGAACCAAACGAAAATGGCCTACAAGAATAACGGAGTTTTTAACGTTAAATATGCTACTCGTAATAAGATAGCTAGAACGTTACGTAAGGTAATAGCCGAAGAAGCGCTAATAGACACGGGCGCCCTTTACGATAGTGTTCGTATTAACGCCGCTATTCCCGCGCTAGGCGAACTAGAAATACAAATACTAGCAATGTATTATTTCGGGTTTCTAAACAACGGAACGATAAATATGGCCCCTTTCGACCTTTGCGCAAAGCTTACCGAACGACTAAACGCCGAAGGAATTACCGCGGAAATTTACGCCCAGTACACCGAATGGATGACACAACGCTATCCTATCTTGCAAGTAGCTAAAATTCTAGGCGACAAGCGTAGTATTGTTTACACTTTCCAACCAATAGGCGGCGACTTTAACGCGCCTTTAACCTTTAGGGGTTTCTAAATACCCCATTTCTTTACGCATTGCGAGCATATTAAAAACAAGTATTAAGGGCAGTTCACCGACTGCCTTTATTTTTGTTATGTCGCCGTCGCACAAATCAAATATTAAACTTTCGTAGCCCCACTTTTTAGCCTTTTGTTCTTGTTCTTGGGCCTTCAAGTGTTCTTTGTATTCGGCTATGCTATCGAAGTCTTTAACTTCTAGCGGTTCGTCTTCGTCTTGGTTAAACAAACCCTTGTATTTCTGCATGAAATTTTCCCTAAACTTTAAATATTCGGGGACTATTCCATAGATTTTTGTTATTTCTACTTCTTCGAAAAGTTCGTAGCGATCAAACGGGCTAAAAATATACGGCTCAAATAGTAGGTTTCCCCACTTGTCTAGTTCGGTACGTCTCCAAAACACGGAAGCAATATGCGAAATATGAACTAGGTAGTCGTTTTCTAGGAAATGTTCAAGGTCTATAAATTCGTCTAGCGTTAGTTTCTTGAATGGTTGTAAGGTGTATGTATGTCCGTCTATTAATAGTTCGTTACACACGCCCTTTTTAGGCTCATGCAACACCCATTTAACCGACCTAAACAAGTCGCCTACTTCTTCTAGTGTTAGGTCTTCTAGTTCGTCCGTGCTTACGTCCGCTAAAATAGCCAACGTTTCTAGCTGAATGTTAAAGAACCCGCCCGCATCTTTTAAAGCGCGTAGTTCCTTAAATTGGTACGTCTTAACCTCTAGCCAACTATTCGGTAACTTCATTTAAAGATTGAACTTGTTTGTTAATTGTGTCGGCTACTGCTACCAAATAAGGTACTGCAACTTCGGCGGGTAGTTCACGAATTATTTTTGCTTTGTGTTTAATATGCGCGTCGGTGTAGTGTTCGTTTTTTGTTAGGTCGGTACGTTTGAAAAGCACCGCTAGCACTTCGGAAATGTAGCCTTTGTGTTTATTGTTTAGCGTCTTTTCAATTAGCTTCGTTTCTTTGGCGCTTAACTTCCATTCTTCTTGGTAGGCTTCGTAGGTGTACCCGTCCGCTTCAAAGCGTTTTAATAGTACGCCTTCGGGCGCCTTTGCCGTATTGAAAACACGGATAAACTCTTTAAACGTTTCGAAGTCTACGTCTTCTATTTCGTCACTAACGCCCATGTACTTAAAAACTTCTAGGTGTTTTTCTACGTGGTCTAGTTTCGGGTTAGCGTGAATTTCTGTAATGTCTTCGAACTGCTGTATAGTCAACTCGTTTAATTCGTTAGGAATTTCTTTGTTTAGGATAGTAACCATAGTAATAATTTTTTGAACAAATATAAGGCTTTTTTAATATGGTTATGGTTAACGACTTACCCGTTTACAAAATTACAATAGACCCCGAGTATAGCGACGGCGAAGAATTAGGCATTGAACAAATTGCTTTTACTTCAAACCCAGCAATAAAAGTACGCGGTATGGCTTTCGCAAACGTACAAAAACGTTTCTTTAGCGACGACTTAAAGTATAGGGTAACCGCCCCCGCAATGATCCCTATGGACATTTACAGACGCGACGACGAAGCGGGCGAGTACTACGTGCAGTTTGACGAACAAACAATAGAGCAAATTCACGTTAAGTTCATGCAAGACCTACAAAACAGAAACGTTTTTAATCTTGAACATGACCCTAGTAAAGAGGTACCCGCTTACATTCTAGAAGCGTGGATAGTCGAAAACCCAACCCAAGACAAAGCATTTACAACCTATGGCATCGAAGTGCCTAAAGGTACGTTAATGCTAACCGCCCAAGTAACCGACAAAGAGTACTATAACGAACTAGTAAAAAACGAACAAGTAGGTTTTTCTATTGAAGGCTTTCTGGGTATGAAATTAAGTAAACACTTAAAACAAAATAACATGAATTTCCCAGACGGAGAACACCTTATTGAAGGTAAAATCTACGTGGTTAAAGACGGCCAAGTAGTAGAAATTAAAGAAGTAGAAAAAGAAGAAGTCGAAATGGCCGAAGTAACTGAAGAAGTTACCGAAGAAGTGGCTATGGAAGACACTAGCGTAACCGAAGAAGAAGTAGTAGAAGAAGAAGTAGCAGACGCCGAAATGGCAGTAGACCCAGCTACAGACGCTGAAGCCATTAAAGCTATCGTTATGCCTATTCTCGAAGAACAAATTAACGCCGTTATCGGAATGGTTGCAGACTTGAAAAACCAAATCGAAGAACTAGGCGTAGCAAAAGAAGAAGTCGAAGACCAAATCGAACTAGCGAAAAACGAAAAAATGTCGGCTTTCGATAAGTTCAAAGCTTTTCGCGCATTTAACAAGTAATAATTTAAAAACAAATAAAAACCAAAACAATGATTAGAAATCTAAAATTTGACTTGGACGTAGAAACAAACGCGCTTCTTTGTCCTAACCCAGATGAGTTTTACAGCAAAGCTTATTTAACAGAAGACATTGCAGACAACTACCGCACTTTGCCAGGTATTAAGTCAGCTACTAAATTAGCGAACGTTACTTTCGGTAACTTGCTTGCGCCTTCTACTTGTAACTTCGCCGCTCCTACAGACAACCTTGACGCTGTAGACATCGACGTATGTGCGCTTTCAGCTATGAGCCAAATTTGCCAATTTGACCTCGAGCAATCTTTTCTTGCTTTACAAATGTCGCAAGGTTCAAACGGCGACTTTTCAGTAGCTAGCTTTATGTCTTACTACTGGAACGAAATGGCTGGCCGTATCGGTAACGACCTCGAGTTGATCCGTTGGCAAGGCGACACCACTAGCACAGACCCAGTTTTATCTTTGTGCGACGGGTACTTGAAAAAACTTTGTGCAGACGTAGCAGTTAACGGCCTCTATACTGACGCTATTACTTCGTCTAACGTATTGGCTCGCATGACTAGCGTACTTCAAGCTAGTCCAGCGGCTGTTCAAGCTAAACGTGCTGACCTTCGTTTGTTCGTTTCTAGCGACGTATTCGTTAATTACCAAATTGCCGCGGCTTCTGGTAACACTTTAACTTACGTTACTGCACCTTTAGCGCCTACATTCTTAGGTATTAAAATCGTTCTTGCTGAAGGTATGCCAACCTCTACTATGGTTCTTGCTTTGAAAACAGACCTTATTTACGCCTTTGATGCTGAAGGAGATTCTAAAGCCCTTAAAGCGGTTAACTTGTCTGATTCAGTTGCAGAACCTTACATTCGTACACGTGCAAACCTTAAAGCTGGTTTCCACTACACGAACCCTTCACAAATTGTTGTATATAACGACTGCTTCGCTGCTTAATCGTAACACAATTTAAAAAGATACGGGGCGGCCATAAAACGCCGCCCTTTTTTATAACCAATTAAATCTAAAAATCATGGCTTGCGCTACACTCGAAGAAATCCTAAAAGACTGCAACAACAACAGCGGCGGGATTTACACTTTGTTGATTAACCAACAAGACAACATTACGGGTATTACCACAGACGAAACAGGCACGAACTGGGAAGTAACCGCTATTACTAAAACTGCGCCTTACGTTGCGCTAGAATTCAAACGTAACACGGGTAGCTTTACCGAAGACGGAACTATCGACCTAGTAAATGGTTCGTCTTTTGTTACTCAAACAATTAACTTAATGTTCCACCGACGCGACCAAGAAAAAAGCCGCGCTATTAAAGTATTAGGCGCTGGCCAGCAGTACTTGAACGCGGTAGTAGGCGACGCAAACGGCAAATATTGGTATTTTCCATACTTGCAAGTTAGCGCTTACGGCGAAGGCTCTGGGGTTACCCGTGCAGACGGCAGTAAATATTCCCTTACTTTAATCGCGGAAAACGAATCTTTGGCTTACGAGGTAGACCCAGCTATTATTGCGGGATTGACTACACCATAATTAAGCCCTTTTATTCGGATAACACTAGCCCCCTCTTTAGGGGGTTTTGTGTTTTTGAACGTTACGCTTTCAAAATTTAATATTGTTATGATTTACATAGACAAGGGGGAAATAAACACGTTCGCGCTGACATTAAGCGAGGTAACGACGTTAGTAAACCCCTTTTATTTGTTCGTGTTTGAGGGCGAATATAACACCGCCGTAGAGCCTATCTTTTGGGCGGGTGTAGACACTAGTAATTGGCCACAACGTTACAACCTTTTCACTTTAGAAGAAGGCGTAGACGTCACACTAACAAAAGGTCAATATAAATATAGCGTTTACGAAAGCCTCGTAGAAATAATAGTAGACGAAAACACGAACACAGACGAATTAAACTTAATAGAAGAAGGCCGCATGGTAGTTGCTGGCGTTGCCGTGTCTTCGATATATGACTAGTATGGGTATTTTTGATAGATTTAGACAACAAAAACCAGAGGTAATAGAAGGCTATCAAAGCTTTTCAACGCCGTTCGGTAAAATTGGCGGGGGTAACTTAACGCTACCTTACGTTAACGGACGCTACCAAGTGGCGGGCTATATTCCTTTTGGACAAGACAACCTTTTCCCCGAAACGTTAAACCAACTTTACTATATGTCGCCCTTACATGGGGCGGTTGTGGACTTTAAAGTTAACGCTACAATAGGCGCGGGGTACGAATTAAAGACGGACAAGTTAACGCCCGACGAAAAACTAGCGTTGTATACTTGGGAAAAGAAAATGCGCCTATCTAAAGCGCTTAAAGCCGTTACAAAACAACTAGTAATGCACCACCGCGTGTACTTTAAATTGTACTTTGACGACAAAGGAAAAGTAAAAAGCATTGAAAACGTAAGCCCCGAAAAGGTACGTATTAACAACAAAAAAGATTGTTACTATTTGTGCGACGACTGGAGTAGTAGAATAGACGTAGAACCCGTTAAACCATACCACCCACTAAATACGGACAAGTGCCAGCTTTACGCCTACGAATTACCTAGCATTGGTCAAGATTATTACCCATTACCGCAATACACTAGCGCTTTAAACTTCGCTTTCTTGTCTGGCGAACTTTCATACTTTGCAAAGTCGAACATTCAAAACTCTATTTTCCCGTCTTTTGCTATGCTTTTTCCTAAACGCCCACAAAGCGAAGAAGAAAAGAAAGTACTACGCGACACTATCGACCGCATGAAAGGTGCGCATAACGCGGGTAAAGGTGTGGCCTTCTTTGCAAATAGTCAAGACCAATTACCGAAAATCGAAAGCATACCAACAAACCAAAACGACAAACTATTTCAAGAAGCTAGCGGGTTAAATACCGAACAAATTTGCTTTGCCCATACTATCGACCCTATCTTACTAGGCGTTCGCACTACGGGTTCTTTGGGTAATGGTTCGGACATTAAACAAGCCTACATTATTTTTGAAAAGAACGTTGTAATTCCTTTGCGCGAACAAGTAACGGAAATTTTTCAAGAGTTAATTAACATTTCGCGTTTGTCTGCTACGTTTTCTATTAAGAATTTCCAGATTATTAATGAAACTATCGTAGAAGTAGAAGGCGACGCAAGTAAAACCCAAGACGCCCTTAACGCTATGTCGCCGTTGGTAGCTACTAAAGTACTTGACACCATGACACCGAACGAAATTAGAGCGCTTGCAAGCTTACCACCCGTTGAAGGTGGCGACGTAATACCCGTACAAACCCCCGCGCTATGATTTACTTTATAACAGAAAACTACTTAAAGACGAACACGCCTATTACGGCAAATGTAGACGTAACAGACGTAACGCCATACATTAAAACGCAATCAGACTTACGCGTTCAACCTATATTGGGTTCCGTGTTTTATAACGACCTTCTAGCAAAGTACAACAACCAAACGTTAACCAACGACGAACAAGAACTAGTTGCGTTTATTCAACCCGTAGTAGCGTGGCGTTCGGCAGAAGACGCCGTTTTTGGCCTTTCGTACCAACTTAAAAACAAAGGTTTGCAAACGCAGTTTGGGGACTTTTCTAGTAGTGTAAGCCGTGCTGAAGTAGCCTTTTCTATGGAACACTACGCACAAAAAGCGAGTTTCTTTGAAGCCCGACTTTCGAAATGGTTGCTAGCCAATAAAAACCTTTTCCCGCTTTTTACAAGTAAGGAAAACCGCGACACAGACTTACGCCCACAGATTGACGCGTGCGATTGCATAGGTACGTGTTTTGGACGTTGTGGCCAACGTTACAACGACAACGGGTACAATAACTCAATAATGGTTTTTTAATGACAACTAAAACACAAATTCTAGCCTTTGCCTTACTATCCGTTTTAGCGCCCGTTAAACCGCTTGTATTTATTGCCGTGCTAGCTATTATTTTAGACACGTGTTTTGGTATTTGGCGAAGCGTGAAAAAAGGCGGTTGGTCGTCTATACGTTCTAGACGTTTGAGCCATACAATAAGCAAAAGCCTTCTTTATTCGGGTGCTATTGTGTTTATTTTCTTGCTGGAAAAATACGTAGTCTCCGACATTCTAGGTCATTTCATTGCGGTGGATCTAGTGTTAACAAAAATGTTTACTTTCTTCTGCGTAGTAACCGAAGTAAAAAGCATTAACGAAAGCTACTTTTCTGTAACTGGTGTAAATGTTTGGGACAAGTTTAAAACCTTTGTACTACGCAGCAAAGAACAACTAGAGGAACTTAAATAAAGTCCCGTTTATAGTTCAAAAAACTGGACATTTGTCCCTTTAATAACAAGTTATGCTAACAACTGCCCAAGCCCTAAAGAAATACGGACAACCTAACGAAGCGGGAACGTACTTAACTACTATTAATCTACCCTATCCGATGCGTATAGCATGGGACACCAAGACAAAAGTAACCCGTATGCGTTGCCATAAAGACGTAGCTAACGCCTTTTTAAGCGTGTTTAACGAACTTTTAGAGGTGTACGGGTACGAACGTATAGTAGAACTAGGTATAGACCTTTACGGGGGCTGTTTTAATTACCGCAAAATGCGCGGCGGTACTTCATGGTCGAAGCACGCGTGGGGTATTGCCATAGATTTAGACCCCGCTAGAAACACTTTGAAAGAAACTAGTAAAACTGCACGCTTTGCACGCCCCGAGTACAAACAAATGCTAGACATTTTCGAGAAACACGGATTCTTAAGTTTGGGAAGAGCCAAGAATTACGACTGGATGCACTTTGAAATATCAGCCTAAAGCCTTAAAAAATGAAAAAACTTTCAAGCTATAACCTTATTTTGTCACTTATTCTTGCAATAATTGTGACAAGTTGCGGCGTTAATTACCATATAAATAAGGCGATTAAAAAAGGTTACCGCTGCGACACTATTGCGGACACAATAACAATAAGTTCGGTCGATTCGATTCCGTACGTTTTAAGGGATTCAATTTATTGGGAAAGGGTAATATACCAAAAAGATACGATAGTGCGTTACAAGCGTTCTTTCGTGCCTAAAACGCGACTAGAAACACGAATAGAATACAGACTAAAGCGCGACACTATAAAAATGCTAGAAAAAGTAGAGGTCGTAAAGTGGAAAACCGAACGCAATAAAAAAACGAAAGCTAATTTGTGGCTATTTATAATCGGATTCGTGGCGGGTTACGTTGCGCATTGGTTACTCAAATTCTCTAAATACAATTTATGAAGCAATTTCGATACAGATTAAAACCAGACGAAGCCGACATAGTCAATCAATACCGGGCTATCAAAAAACAAGCTAACGGCCTAGGCTTAGACGAAAAAGACGTTAAACATGGCTGGTTAAAATCGAAAGATGCTAGCTTGTTCTTTAAAAATCCGTCTTTTGGTAATGACTTCGACGTTAAAAATATAGACTTTGAGGCCCTAATTAAAGACGCGCCGAAACTAGTTATAGAACCTACAAAAAAACGAACGCACAAAGGCCTATTTGACAAGCTAGTATTTACAGACGTGCATATAGGAATGGACGCAAGCGACAAAGGGCGCAGTATGTACGGCACAGAATGGAACGAAGATATACTATTTGACCGACTAGAGCAAATGGTAAGCTACACACTAGAAAAACAGAACAGCGACACGCTTTATATTCTGGATCTAGGCGACTACTTAGACGGCTTTAACGCCCAAACGACTAGAGGCGGCCACGCGTTACCGCAAAACATGAGCAACCAAAAAGCTTTCGATGTTGGCTTTCAATTTAAGACCTTGTTACTGCAATACCTGGCGCCGTTCTACAAAACTATTCACGTTCGAAACATTTGCAACGACAACCATAGCGGCGACTTTGCGTACTTTGTTAACCAGTCTTTCAAAACATACGTCGAACGCGACTTAAAACACGTGAAGGTAATTAACCAGACGGCGTTTATAGACTACGAACTAGTAGGTAATTATTGTTTCATTACTACGCACGGAAAAGACACCCATAATTTAAAGCACGGGTTTAAGCCTAAAATAGATCCTAACCAAATAAACAAAATACTCGGCTACCTAAACACGAAACAACTAGTTAACAAAGGCCTAGATATTACCTTTGAAAAAGGCGACAGCCACCTATACTTATTTGATAGTTCAAGTTCGGACGTTTTCAAGTATTATAATTACCCCGCTTTTAGCCCCTCTAGCAACTGGGTAGCTACAAACTTTCAACTAGGTAAGTCGGGTTTTGTGCATTTTAACTACGACGAACACCGCAAAAGCATAAACGAATACTTTTTTAGTTAACTTTACACGTTTCATAGTTGTTAAAGGCCATCCTTCGGGGTGGCTTTTTTGTTTCGTAACATTTTTATAGCGGTATTTGTTACGATAGTTGTAAAA